TGATATAAATGTAACTTTATATCGAAATAAAGAAAAATATAATCAAAATGATATAGCTACCTTTAGAATACACGTAAGAGATAGATATCCTGCTAGACGGTTTGTTACTTCTTCAAATTTTTTAAACACAAAATATCTTTCAACAGCTTCTTGTTATAGTATAAGAGACGCTCATACAGAACAAGAAATAATACCTTTTGATGATACTTTTACAAAAATAAGTGCTGACAATGAAAGTAATTTTTTTAAAGTTTATATGAAAGGTCTTCAACCTGAAAGATATTATCGTGTTTTATTTAAACATAGA